CTTCTTTTGTTGGTACTCCTCCTTGGAGAAGAGATTCAATAATATGTCCTCTATCACCATAAGGATTGGTTACTTCTCCAGGTTTTGTATTTGGTTCAAAGAAATCAAGACTGGTGTGTGGTCCCGTCATATTTCCTGCTCCAGGAGCTGGTCTATTATTAGTAGTATCCCAACCAACTGGTCCCAAGTACTGATTTGCTTTAATTTTGTCACCTGCTTTTACTGCAATAGTGCCATCTTCAAAATGAGCATACATTGCATCAAATTCTCTACCATTAGATGGATCTTTACTTCTTACAGTAACGACGTTTCCGTATCCATTCCCATAAAGTTTACCTGTTTCTACAACTACACCATCAAATAAACTATAGTTGCTCTTATAATCTCCAAAACTAAAATCTAATCCCGGTTCACCGGAAGCATCAATTCCTTGCTCTTTACTAAAGGTTATAGCAGTATTTCCTGTTGGGGTACTTATTGGCGATTTAGTAACTGTTTTATCTTCATCATCTGGATTATCTTGATTATCTGTATCAATAGGATCATCAGAATCTGGTTCAGAAGTATTATTAACCGCTTTAACAATATTTTTATCTCTACGATTTAAAACATTTAATAGTGCTTCGGTAGGTTGTTTAATAGCAGCTGCTTGCTGAATATTTCCTACATCAGATGCAAAAGGAATATTTACAAATTTGTAGTCCAATCCAGATTTTTTAATTATTGAAGATATTTCTCTTCCGGTTCCTGTTCTATTTGCTAAAGATTGTACTGAACTAGCAAAATAAGAAATCTGATTGTCTTGATTCAACATCATGGTATCAGAAAAATTAGAACTATCTTTCTTTGTAACAAGTGCCTCCATACCATGCAACATACTATATCCACTTTTGGCAAATCCAGTTCCTCTTTCATATTGAGGTGTACTCATATCTCTAGCAGCAAGTCCTGCATCAATTGCTAGAGACCCAGCTGTTCCTATTCCAGGGACAAATGCTGCAGCACCAGAAGCAAGTTCCAGTGCAGCTCCAGCAGGATCTGGTGGATTTTGAAATAATCTTTGAGCTGCAAATACACTAGAAATTGCAAGACCTATACCAAATGGTAACTTTTTTGCAGCAACTTTAGCACCACCTTTTGAAAGTCCTTTAGAAAGTCCTTTAACACCAAGGTTCAAACCAAATTTAGATGCTCCCTTTGCAGCATATTTCTTTAGTGCGGATTTTGCTGCTGTTTTTGGTTTTAGAAGACTTTTAATTGGTTTTAGTCTGCTTTTTACACCTTTAAATTTTCCTCTAGTAAGTCTACCTAAAATTTTAGATAAGACTCTATTAGTAATGTTACCGCCACCACCACTAGATGATTCATTTTTGCCATCAGATAATTTTAGAGTATCTGATAGGTCATTACTTTTTTCTAACTCTAACTCTTTCCTCTTTACCTTATTATCTTCGGAAATTTCTTCTTGTAATTCACGATTAGCAGTAAAGTGATCTAGTAGTTGATCAAATTTAGCGCCAAGCATTAAATTTTGATCATATATTAACTGATGAGATTGCACTAAGTTTGAATTTAATGCACTTACTTCATTTTTAAGTTGTTTTACGGAAAACTCAACTACATTAAGTTTTTGCTCAACAGTAGATCCTAAAATTTTACCCGCAAGTTCTCTTGTTTTTGTGTCTTTGACGGGAAAACTATCATCAGGTTCTTCCATTTCAGCCTGTGCTTTCGCTACAGGTCCCTTCTTTTCTTTTCTAGCAGCATCCAGCACCTTCTTAGCAATAGTCCCTGCAAGGGCACTAGTAAGATCACCACTGTATGTTTGCTGCAAATTTGCCATTACCTGTTAGCTGCTGCTTCTTGTTTTTGCTTAACTTCATCAAGGTATTGCATTAGAAAGGTAGTGTAAACTTCCCTCTCCCAAGGCATCATATTTTCAATCTCAGTCAAAGAGTATTTATGATACTGCATCAAAGCAAAGTTCATTCTATAATACCCCTCCAGATTATTCTGAAAGAGTGCTATGCGAAAAAATTGGATAATCCCTCAATTGTAAACGTGGACTCAATACCAGTATTAGGATTAGTCACTGTAAAAGTATGACTTAACTTAGGTGCAGTTGCATAGAATTCTTGAATCTTTTCAAATTGCTTTGTAGTCAAATTATCAACAAATTCACGAAACTCTTTCTTTGATGTAGTAGAAGAATCATACACATCTTCACCTTGAAAAATTTGATCAATTGAATTAGCAATAAAATCATAAACTTCTTGAGTTTGCATTTCTTTGCGTAAAAATTCGCGATCAACGAATTCTTTCATACTAGGGTAGTTCATAATAATACCCGAATCTTCGTCAAACATGATTTTCTTATCATGTCCTTCGGGTTTAATAACTTCAACTTCATCAATATTGATTTCCGTTTCTACAGTAGTTTCGTTATCATCTTGACACGTTACCGTAAGAGTTAGAGATTCTCCGATAGAAGCTGCTCTAATTTTTAAGAATAAGTATTCAAGGTCAAAACTAGGAAGTAAATCAACCTTAATACGTGAAATAACGCAATTTTTGATTAAATCCTTAACTGCACTAGTAATTTGCTTTTCGTCTTGTGACTCCATTGCAAGTAAAAGTACTTTTTCTTCTTTTACTAAAAATGGACGATATTTTACAGATTTTCCCGTAGAAGGCAGTGCCGTCTCATAAGTAGGATAACCAAGTTTTGGCAATGCCATAATATTTACCTCAGATCATATGTATATTTATTGCGACTTTTTTAATCAAAAATTAGCGGAGAAATTTTTCCGACTTTTACAGAATTAAAATAGTTATTTTCCGTATGCTACTGTATGTCTTGAATAGTAGAAATTGCATGTAAGTCTTGAAACTTGCGACGATCCATATGCTAGAGGAACTGTATCAATAGAATATGGATAACATTTTTCTAAAAGATATGTTACAGGAACTCTACCCCTTTCCGAATTACCGTTAGGTTCCGTTTTCATAATTCTAAGTGTAGCAGCATATTGATCCAGATATTTAAGTCTGTTTACACGGTTCTCAGGCAATGGGTTAGCGGTTGTCGCACCTTCAAGTCCAGTATACTCTACATTACCTTCACCAAAAATATAATTATACCAGTTGTTCATAAATTTCAGTGCTGTCAAATCAGCATCCAATAAAAAACCTAAACTAATATCAGTAAAAATTCTAGTGTGGGGATAAGATACCGGACCCTCGCCAAGATTTCTACCAGATCTTTGTGACACAGCAGATTGCACATTCGGTAGTTGTGCTTCATCACACAACATTTGAATTACATTTTTATTTTCTCCCTTAAAATCATAAAATGTCGGAGAATCTTTAAAAGAAAACTCAACATCAAAATTGGTGGAGTAGGACATTCCGCCCCTAGCACCAATTTTGGTCATGAATTGATTTAAACCATTTACTGCCACTGCTAAATATAATCGTGGGATCTTATATATTTATGGCATACTCGGGACTGTATAAACCAGTCAATCCAAAAAAGTATCGCGGAAATCCTACTCGTATTATTTACAGGTCATCATGGGAACGAAAGTTCATGATATTCTGTGATAAAAATCCCTCTATTTTAGAGTGGGGTAGTGAAGAAGTCATTATTCCATATCGTTGTCCAACTGATGGACGAGTGCATAGATATTTTCCAGATTTTTATATTAAAGTTCGCGAACAAACAGGAAAAATCACGAAGTATATTATTGAAGTAAAACCCAAAAAACAAACATCACCACCGAATGACAAAAACAAAAGGACTGCTGCCTATAGACGGGCTGCCCTGACGTTCATGAAGAACCGTGCCAAATGGGACGCTGCTCAGGACTTCTGTGAAGATAGGCAGATGAATTTTTTAATTCTTACAGAAGATCACTTATTCTAGGTAAAGAGCAATGGCACAAGGATTTGCAACTATACAACGTAATACTACTAACGAAACTACAGGATATATAACTCTATTTGAAAAAATAACTGAATTAACAGGAGGACAGAAGCAAAGTTTTAATTGGTATAAAAATGCTGTAAGAAAATCGGCAATGGATTATAAAAAAGATCCATCAAAGATTATAAGAGATGAACGAATAGATAATAGAGGTAAGGAAGAAGAAACGGATGAAAATATCCTTAGAGCATATGCAGTCTCTGGTCACCTTTATATGTTTGAATACAAAGCAAAAACAAAATGGTTGCCATATTATGACACATTTCCGCTAGTATATGTGATGAAAGCATCACCCGATGAATTTTGGGGTGTCAATTTACATTATATGGCACCAAAGAAACGTATAATGGTTATTAAAAAATTAATGGAAGGAAGAATTGATGTTCCTAAGCGATGCTTCCATAAATACTTAACCAGTCAAGTAGATGGTATGATGCTTGACCTTGCAGCAGCAGAATGGGACACTGCAATACTACTTCCTATTGAAAACTTTGTTCGTAATGTAAAAGGTAGTGCCGGTAGATTTCCATACACTAAAGAACTTGTATGGGAAGAGACAGATGATAACTACTACGATCGCATCAGAGGAAGGAGAATCATCCGTGGATATGGCAACCGTAAAGATACCGAGATGGTAAAATAGATGGCATTTCAACTAACAAAAGGCGATTACTATAAAGGTTCTAACGGTAAATACTACATTTTTAATGCCGGTAACAGGACATTTTATCCCGTTAATTGGACGCCACCAGAAGGTTATGAGGGTAGAGAGGTTGATAAAGACACAAAACAACCAATTGCCGAAAGCACAACATCTGATGAAGCAGAATTAAAACAGACAAATTCTGGTAATCTAGGTGGTGACTTCACCAACTATGCACGATATCCTTCAAAGAATAGTAATGTAATATCAAACAACACTGATTATGTTTTATTCCAATTTTCAGAATACAAACCTCCGTTTAAAAATAGTGGGGATCGTCTTCCTAATGGTCTTGGAGAGTATAATCAATCT